GCGCCGGGGGCCTGCCGAGAGCCAAACTGTCACCAGCTCAAAAAACGAAAAGCCCTGCTACCAGTTTGGCAGCAGGGCTTCTATGTGCCACACGGCTTGTAAGTGGCTCCCGGAACCTGGGTCACTACGAACCAAAACGCTGGAGATTCTTCGCCCGTTCATGGCTAGACGTTCAGGTGGCGTGTTGTCTGCGACGGGGTGACGTGGCAGAGTTCGGCGGCATTCCTTTCGTGGGATGTCTCCTCGATCATTCGCAAGGATGACGTTTCAACCGGGCCTTGCGCCCGGTTTTTTTCGTGCGTGCTACATTGCCGCTGGCTCAAGGCGAGCAGCCGGCACGGTGGGCCCACGCTGGTGGAGTACCTGCCGCAGCACCTTTACGATTGGCTGACTGGAGTCGCCAGCGGATATTCCGCTTGAGCTGGGTGCGCTTTGTTGGGTGGTGGACAAGCGGCAGCAAAAAATGGAGTTATTGATATGGCTTTGTGGCAGGTAATCGGGCTGATCATCTTGACAGTCATCAGTGCGGCGATTGGGTCTGGAAATAATGCGCCAGCAGCGGTTTTTACGTTCGTTTTCTTTGTGAGCGCGCTGGTGCTGTATTTCGCCCCGACGATCACGGCCAGCAAGAAGGATCACCCGAACAAGAACTCGATCATTGCGCTGAACGTGCTGCTTGGATGGACTGTGCTGGGGTGGGTCGTTTCGCTGGTGTGGTCCTACTCCGAAAAGCAGAAGGTGATTGCCGAGGTGGCCATGCCCGCCGCTGCTGTGCCCAAGCTGGCACCACAAGCCGATCCGGCTGTGGCCATGAAGAAGTGCCCGTTCTGTGCAGAGGATGTGCGGGCAGAGGCCATCAAGTGCAAACACTGTGGCTCTGATCTGACAGCCAGCACGGCCTGAACGGGCCGGATTCGCTGAACACAAGGGGGGCACAGTGCCCCCCTTTTTTTGCCTGTGTCGCGGCGCGACGATGGGGCATGCCCAAGGATTGGACAGCCGCGCTCTCGCACGTCAATTTCCGGTGCGCCGAGTGCCGCGCCTCGTTTGAGGCCGTCCCGGATTTGGTGGAGCCGGACCCCACCACGGAGCACCACCCCTGGCGGTACTTTGCGCATTGCCCGAAGTGCCCGGCGCAGAACCAGCCGCAAGCGGCCTGGGCCCGCGCGCTGCTGAAGGCGCACCAGAACGCGACCGGGCCGAAGACGGCCGAGGGCAAGGCGGCGACGGCGCGCAACCTGGACGGGCACCCCACGTCTGAGGAAGCCCTGCGCACGCGCTTCAACGCGATGAAGCACGGCATGGCGGCGCGCACGGCCACCTATTTCCCGGCGAAGCCGGACCGGTACGCCTTCTGTGCTCGGTGCGATGTGGACCGGGTGTGGTGTGGCCAGCAATCGGCCTGCGTGAAGCAGACCGAGATTTTCATGCTGCACCACGCGGCATTCGACCAGCGCGACCCGAAGGTGCTGGCCGGGCTGCATGCGGACTTGCAGGCTTCGCTGACGGCGATGCTGCAGATGGCGATTCAGGATGTGCTGGGTGAGGGAATCACGATCGTGCAGCCGCGGGTGGAGCTGGACCGCGAGGGCACGCCGGTGACGCTGACCTACCTGGACGCTCAGGGCACGCGGCAGTACATCATGAACCGGCAATCGAACCCGGCGATCAAGGCGGTGACGGAGCTGGTGACGCGCCTGGGCCTGAGCATGAGCGACCTGGGCATGACGGTGCGCGCAGCCGAAGCCGAGGACCATGGCTTGAAGGGGCGGCTGGAGTTGGACGATGTGCAGCGCGAGAGCATGGCGAAGTTTGGTGAGCGCATGCTGCTGGCCACCGAGCAGGCGAAGCAGCAGATTGCCGCGGCGCAGAAGCGCAAGGCCGAGGACCCGGTGCTGGTGGAGTTTCAGGCGAGGGGGTCGGCATGATGATCGGTGACTATTTGGCCTTGCTGGTGATTCTGGCCATGCTGATCAATTGGGTGCGGTGGTGAGAACGACCGCAGCCGAGCGACAGAAAAGCTCGATCGTGGCCGAGCGGGAAATCATGCGGTTTGCGGTGGCTGACGCGGCCACGGGCATCCGGCCGCACGCGATGTGGCACAAGTATGTGCACAACGTGGAGCTGGACCCGATCCAGCTGCTGAAGATGCAGGAGATGGACGAGCACCGGAACACGGTGGACTTTTCCAGCCGGCGCACTGGCAAGACGGCGGTGAAGGAGATGTACCACCTGGAGATGCTGGCGACCACGCCTTACCAGGAACTGGGCATCGTGGCGCCGCGGATGCAGCAGAGCCAGAACAACCTGAACTACCTGATTGACGGGATTCGGCGCAGCCCGATGCTGGGTGCGTTCATTGCCCATAAGCAGGGGCGCCCGCAGCTGCGCGACACCTCGTTTGCGTTCGTGAACGGGTCCAAGGGCAGCGCCTACGGGATCATGAGCCAGATCGACGGTGACTCGATCACCATGGCCAGCCTGGAAGAGACCGACGACATGCCGCAGGACCGGCTGATGAGCCGCTTTCTGCCGATGCTGGGCGCGGCGCGGCGCCTGGGGGTAGACCGCAAGACCACGGAGTTCAAGCCGTCGATACGGATCAGCGGGGTGTACAAGGGCGCGGACGTGCTGCAGCGGCTGATTGACACCGGGGAATACCACACGCTGCCGGCGGTGGATGTGCACCTTGGGGTGGAGCTTGGCATGGTGGACCGCGAGTGGGCGGAGAGCATGCGCATCCAGCTGCCGCCCGAGGAGTACATACGGCAGTTCCTGTGCCAGAACATCAAGGCGCGCAACTGGATCTGGGAAGAGCACATTCGGTGTGCGAGCGCGCTGGGGCTTGAGGCGGGGCTGGAGCGGGCCGGGCCGGTGCCGGGGCAGCGTTACAAGCGGCGCGGCCTGCTGAGCTTTGGCTATGACCACACCGGCCACGGCGAAGACCCGGCTGCATCAAAAAGCGCGCTGGTGGTGTGCGAGCAGCTGGGCAGCTGGGTGACGTACCCGTTTGTGAAGCTGTGGGCGCCGGGGGTGGACGACCGCCTGCTGGCCAAGGACCTGGTGGCGCTGTGGGACTACTTCCGGCCGGACTACGCCATTGGCGACGCCTACGGCGTGGGCATGCTGACGGCGGTGAACGATGAGCTGTTTCGCAAGGGGTTGACGCCGATCAACCGGGAGACGGTGGCGGATGGCCAGAGCACGGGCAGCGCCTGGGCGGGCTGGGCGTTTGCGCCGATGCGGTTTGAGGGCATGGTGAAGCACGTGATGGCCAGCGCGGTGCGCGAGGCGTTTCACCACAACCGTGCGGCTTTCCCTTACGTGGACACGGCGAACGACCGCGAGCCCGAGGAGTGGCTGGCGTTCACCCGGCAGCTGGGCAACATGCGCGCGGAGCCGACCCAGGCGAGCTACAGCAGTTTCAAGATGGTGGACCGCAAGACGGGCGACGACTTGTTTGACGCGACCATGGCCGCGACCTATGCGCTGCTGACGCGCGGCCTGGCCGATGCGCCGGCCGTGATCGAGCACCGGCGCGTGAGCCGCGAGAGTTTGCTGGGCCTGCCCGGCGTGATGGGAGTACCTGCATGAACCTGATGACCACCGCCAAGACGGGGCTTGCCCAGCTGTGGCAGAAGCTGACGCCGTTTGCCAGCGCCCTGCCGGGCGAGAAGGGCGACCGCCTGGCCAGCGACGAAGCGCTGGCGCGGACGTACCGCACGATGTTCATCGACTACGAACGGCGCGAGCTGGTGCGCCTGATGCGCGAGATGGACCAGAAGGACGGCCGGGTTAAGAGCGTGCACAGCCGGGTGGCGCGCGACACGATCCGCGGCGGCCTGGTGCTGCAGGTGAGCGAGAAGGCCAGCAGCGAGACGCTGAAACGCGAGTGGAGCCAGTTTGCCGCGCGCCTGCAGCTGGGCAAGGCCGAGAAGCTCAAGAGCGATGCGCGCGGGCTGATCATGGAGGGCAATCTGCCCCTGCAGCTGGTGCTGGACGATGGAAGCACGGGCGATGCGAAGCGCCAGGTGATGGCGGCGCTGCGCATGCCGAGCGACACGATCGTGCCGCTGGTGGATGCGGGCGGGCGATTCACGAGCGCGGCCAAGGCCTACGATCAGCGCGACGTGATGACGGGGCAGGTGCTGGCCAGCTTTTCCGCCTGGCAGCTGATGCTGTGCCGGCTGGACCCGCTGAACTTTGACGATCTGGGCAGCATGGGCCGCCCGTGGCTGGACAGCAGCGCGGCCGTGTGGCGCAAGCTGGTGATGACCGAGGAGGATCTGGTGATCCGCCGGCGCATGCGTGCGCCGCTGCGCATGGTGCACGTGATGGAGGGGGCCGACGATGTGGCCCTGCAGCAGTACCGCAAGACGGTGGAGGGCGAGAAGGGCGAGATTTCGACCGACTTCTACATGAACCGCAAGGGCGGTGTGACGGCCATTCAGGGCGACGAGACGCTGGGCGACATTGGTGACGTGTCGCACCTGCTGGACACGTTCTTTGCCGGCAGCCCGGCGCCGCGCGGCCTGTTTGGCTACACCAATGGCATGGCGCGCGACATCATGGAAGACCTGAAGCGGGCCTACTACGACGAAGTGGACGGCCTGCAGGACACGGTGGCCAGCGCGTATGTGATGGCGTTCCGGGTGCACCTGCTGTTTCGCGGCATCGACCCGGGGCCCGATGAGTTTCTGGTGAAGTTTGCCGAGCGGCGCACCGAGACGCCGAACCAGGTGGCCGACCTGGTGCTGAAGCTGATGGCGGCGAACATCCCGCAGGAAGAGCTGGACCGGGTGCTGGGCTACGACCCGGACACGCTGGCCACGATGCGCAAGCAGGCCGCCAAGAATCTGGACCCGTACCCGCAACCGGGGGCCGCTGGCCGGACGCCGGTGGCACCGCCGCGTGTGAGCGTGACGCCGGGGAACGCGCCCAAGGGTGAGAGCGCCACGGCGATCAGCAACCCGGGCGGCAATGGCGGGCGGGGGCGGGCATGAAGCGCGTCTACATTGCCGGCCCCATGTCGGGCCTGCCTGATTTCAATTACCCGGCTTTCAACGCGGCGGCTGAGCGGCTGCGCGCGGCGGGCTTTGACGTGTTGAACCCGGCAGAAAACCCTGTGCCACCCTGCGGTACCTGGCTGGCCTACATGCGCATGGCGCTGGCGCAGCTGGTGACTTGTGACACCGTGGTGTTGCTGAACGGATGGGAGCGCAGCAAGGGCGCCAAGATCGAGCGGCAGCTGGCCCACGACCTGGGCCTGAACATCGTGATGTACCGGGGCCTGCTGAACGGCATGCCCACGCCGGAAGGTTCCCCCTCATGAAAACCGAGGCCGCGATCCGCCGGGGGAGCCAGCAGGCGCGCAACGCGATGCGCGAGCTGGACGCGGCCGGGGTGGCGCAGCTGCTGGAGCTGTATGGCCAGGCGGCGGAGCGGGTGCGGGGGGCCATTGGTTCGGCTGCAGGGCCTGACGGGCTGGTGGCGCGCGAGCGGCTGCAGGGGCTGCTGCGGCAGATTGAGGATGTGATGGCCGACCTGGGCGCGCAGTACATGGCCATGCTGGGGGACCGGCTGGCCGATGCGGCGGCGCTGGGTGTGCGGCCGTACACCGTGCAGGGCGTGGCGGCGGTGGGTGGCTCGGGAACGGCCCAGGCGGTGCTGGACAGCGGCGCGGCGATGCGGGTGGCCACGGACGCGGTGCGGTTTGTGCAGACCTTCACCGCGGCCGATGGCCTGCGCCTGAGTGACCGGGTGTGGCGCCTGGAGCTGGGCGCGAAGGAGGCGCTGCAGCGCGCGATCAGCAACGCGGTGGTGCAGGGCTGGAGCGCAAGCCGGGCGGCGGCTGAGCTGGCCTACGCTGGCCAGCCGGTACCGCCGGAGCTGGCGCTGCAGCTGACCCGGGCGAAGGGGCCGGCGCTGGCGCGCATGGCCGACCTGCTGACCACGGGTGACGGGGCGGAGGTGTGGAAGGCGGACCGGGTGTTTCGCACCGAGCTGAACCGGGCGCACGGCGAGGCGTACATGGCCGGGGCGGAGCAGACGCCGGGGTTCACGGGCTTCAAGTTCCTGCTGAGCCCGATGCACCCGGAGCCGGACATTTGCGATCTGCTGGCGGCGCAGAACCTGCACGGGCTGGGTGCTGGGGTGTACCCGAGCCGGGAGCTGACGCCCTGGCCGGCGCACCCGAACACGCTGAGCTTTGTGCAGATCGTGTTCAAGGACGAGGTGACGGACGCGGATCGCGCCGGCAAGGAGACGGAGCTGCAGGCGCTGCAGCGGCTGGGCCCGGAGATTCGGGCTGGGGTGCTGGGCGTTGCGAAGGCGCAGTATTTTGACGCCGGGTTGCTG